TATAACCTGTTGTGTCCTGATATAGAACCGCCATTTGCGGCTTTACGATACTTTGCAGTTTTCTTTGCTATAGCTTTAGGTTGTTTAACAAACTGCTTTCCTTGTTTAGTTCCTTTTCTTTTTGCTCTCGAAGTCGCCGCATATTCTGCTGGGGTGAGTGCCTTAATAGCCGCTTCTGGTAAGTACCTTTCGCCAGTCTTGCTTGACTTCTTGCCACTCTTAGTTCTCCACTTCTGCTTTGTCCAATTGCTGAGAGACTGCTGAGATTTGCTTTTTGCCATTTAACATACTACGATTTGTAGCCCCCACCTTTTGCTTTATATTGTTTAGCCAACATCTGTGCTTTACGTGCTGACCACTGACCAGGCGCACCGCCCTTACTACCTGCTTTAATTCTATTAAAAAGATTTTTACGCATTGTAGGTTTTGTATAGTTACCCGCTTCATTTACACGGCTTTTAGCTTTAGGTTGTCTGCCTTTATTTAATTTTATGCTAGATAAAACTTTGGATTGTTTAGCATGAGTCTTACTTGCTTTCTTTAAACCTTTAGCTACTTTTTTAATTTTATTTGCAGTTTGTTTTTTGCTTTTAATTGCCATCTTTTTTACTACCACGATTATCAGAAAGCTGCTCTTCAACATACTTCATGTAATCTTGAAACTCTTTCATTTGAGCTTTTTCAGATTCATAAGCACGTTGCCCTTGTTCAGGTGTACCACGTGTACCGCCTTCACCTACAGAACCAGCCATTTGACCCCCTGTTTCTTTATAACCCATACGATTACGAACTTTGGTTGGAAGCTTTGCTAGACCTGGATTATCTGTTGGAACATCTTTTTTAGACATATCTTTCTCCTATGATTTAGATACTGCACCACCGCCACGAAGAGCTACGCCCATACCACGACCTGTTTTACCACCTGCCTTATAACCTTTAGTTTTCATTTTACCACCTGCAGCATAGCCTTTACTTTTCATTTTACCGCCTGCAGCATAGCCTTTACTTTTCATTTTGCCGCCGACAGCTTTTTTACCAATGATATCAGAAAGACCTTCACGAAGTAAAGCACCAGAACCTTTTTTCTTAGCTTCTTCCATTCTTTTCTTTTTTGCAGCACTCGTTGGTTTTTTTGTTGGTTTTTTTACTTTAGGTGTTGGCGTATCTTTTACAGAAGCCAATCCTCTTTGAAGTTTTGTTTGAGTGCCACCAACTTTTTCAGAACCAGGTAAAGATACAGGAGTTTTACGACTTGACTGAGACTGTCTAACTTTTTGTGATTTAGTTGCAGAAGTATCTTTTTGTCTTAATTCTGTTAAAGCTTTTTTATCTTCTTTTGTTGCAATTCCTTCACGAACTTTTTTTTCCAGCCGTGTTTTTAGCATGCCAAAATTAGGTCGCTTGCCTTTATTCATTGCAGATTTAATAAATTGTGCTATTAGCTTACTTGCAGCCATTATGGTGTTCCTCCTAATGTATTTTCACCAAACATAGAAGCAGGTGCTTCCATATCATCACGCCTTGTTCTACGTGCTTGGTTTCTTAATGCTTCAATTGCGTTTTGATAACGCTGTTCATAATAATTACTTACTGTAAAGTTTTTCATAAAGTCACCCGCCTCGACCATGCAACCATAAAACAAGGCATCATAGCAAAAGTCAGAGAAGTAATTACTTTGATTTGCACTGGTTAGTGTAGTTGGTCTAGCGACATATACAAGTTCCCCACCGTAAGTAGCACTTGCAGTAGGAGCAACGATAACATTGGTGTTTGTTTTCTTTGCATAATATTTTGGAGTTCCTGTACTTGCGCTGACAGGCCAGTAATCATAAATAAACTCGTCTGTTCTTTGCAATAAATTAATTTTAGTTCCGCTATCTTCAATACGAAGATTCTTTACATAACGTGTTCCAGAAGGAAGAGTAAGTTCGTTTTTACCTGCGGATAGTGTAACTGATGTAATTGTTACCAAGCCATAGTCATCCAATGTTTTAGTTAGTCGTTCTTCTACACGATTAACCATATTGGGTATAGCTGATACAAATTCGCTGCCATCGTTTTCAGATGCTTCGATAATGTCGGTAACAAGATAAGTATAATTAGCCATAATAAATAGTCGTAGAAATAGTTGTTGCTGCCGATACAATAATTTTACCTGACATGCGAATACCATTATCTGCGAAATCCTGATAATTGTTTCCGTTTACTTGAAACTTAATTCGACCACCATTGGTATTACCAAAAGGGTCAGCAGATGTACCAGTGATAACTACGATACCTGTGCCTACACAGTTAACACCACGTACACGGGTGTCAGTAACAGTTACACTAGTAAGAGAATCTACAAAAGTACCAGTTCCAGAAACAAATGCGCTTCTAATATTAGTCATTGATTGCTCCTATAAAAATGTCAATAGGTATATTATACTAAAAAAGGGGGTGAGATACAAGTCCCACCCCCTTTAAAGGTTAACGTATAGGTGTTTTAATTAAGCACCTGCGCTTCCGAAGAAACCACGCCAGTCACTGAAACCAAACGCATAACGCTCACGAGCCTTAAAGCGAAGGTTGCCAGTGTCGAAGTCAGGCTCCATTTTAGTCTGAAGCGGTGAACGGACGAACATCTTCGCACCATTCGGAACATCAGTCTTAATGAAGTAACCATTCGTGTCCGTGAAACGGCGATTCACAAAGAAGCCATTCGGGACAAGACCTTGATTGCGAATGCTGTTAATGTCGTTGACATTGGTAGCATTGCTAACAATCGTGGTTGACAGAGGCGAGTTCAGAATCTGGTCTGCAGTAAAGGCCAGGTCTGATGGGATGTGCAGGCTTTCGGCTTGCGCTCCAACTAGGATGCCACGGTCATCTTTAGTTTTAGAAATAGCAATCAGTGCAGTTTCCAGAGCAGCTTCTGAAAGGTCAGATGCAGCTAGAAGGTTGCTTTGGTCGCCATTACCAATGGTGGGGTGGTCAGAGGCAAAGAAAGATTTGCCATCACCACCCGCAAAGGATGCGTTAAAACCGTTGTTGAAAACATCAGCAGCTTTAACTTGTTTAGTGTTCGCCATAGCACGAGCCAAACCTTTGGCACGCAGTTTAGCGAATGTGTCATAGAGGTTATCCTCCATAGCTTCTTCCGTAACGGCGAAGCCAAGGGCAATAGTCTCGTGTGTGTAACGAGATGTAAAGCTTTCTTGGGCATCGTCATAAGATACGGCAGCACCTTCACCTTTTACAGGTGCAGTGCCAAAGCCAGTGAAGAGAACTTCTTCTTCAAATGCACGGTCTGAATTTTCAACTTCATACAGAGGTGCATGTTCATCAGAAACTTCCCCATACTCAAGGCCGAATACGGCGTTAAGACCAGGGAGAAGCTCTTTTGCAATACTTGCTCTATTAATAGCCATTATTATTTATCTCCCTTAGTTGGTTGTTGTCACAACGGCTGAAGTCAGAACATTCTGATAATCATCCGCACGATGGTTGAACTCAACTTCCATCTTCGTGAACGCATCGCCAACTGCATTACCAGGTTCATCAACGATACCAATGATACGCAAAGCACCATTAGTAGCTTTACCAGTTGTACCAGCAGTCGTTTTAGCAACAATGGTTGATTTACCAGTAAAGGTAGAACCACCAGCAATTGAGCTAACTTCTACGTTTCTTCCGACAATACCAGCAGCAACTGTGGCATTTGAAGAAATAATGTAAGTTTGATTCGGATTGTCATTTACCAAACCAACGATGTCTGAAGCAGACACGCCAGAATAGTAGGATTTAAATTTTTGTTCCCCGTTTTCTACATAGCGGCAACCTTGGAAAGTACCAACAGGCACTTCAGTTGACGTTACGCACGGTGTAAGTGTACCAGAGGCAATACGTACAGGAGTACCTGTGTACATTGCCGTAGCACCTGAAGCAATAGGATATTCGTTCAGGCCGTTACTATTTGGTGCAGCACCACGAACACGGGAAGGCTGAAGTCCAGTAACTTTAGTAGCAGACATATTTTTCTCCTTCAGTGTTTAAATTTAGTAACCAGACTTCGCAACCTTTTAATCAAAAGAAGGGGTGCGACCCTTAGTTACATTGGTTTTGCTTTGATTTTGAATAGGCATTTTGCGATTTGATGCGCCTTCAAGCTGTGCATTGACAGCATCAACCATCTCTGCAGATGCGTTTTCAAAATGTCTTTGTCGAGCTTCTGCACGTTTGAGTGGCAACTTAGCAAGTGCCAAATCTCCTCGACATACAGTGCCTTTGTAGCGACCTTCATCTTTAATTGCAGATGTGTGTGCTAGTTCAGGTACTTCATCAAGAGAAACAAACTCCCAGCCTTCAGCCATTCGTTTACCAACATTTGTATAATCATCACCACCTTTTAGGGTTGTACGTATCCAACGGAGTTTCATTCCTTGGTCTTCAAACCTTGCGGTTACTGATTCAGGAATATCTAAAAGATTTGGTTCACGATATTCATAGTCTTCGGATTCTCTTGTTTCCAGTTCACGACTCTGGGTGTTACGTGTGGTGTTTCGTGCCATAAGTGTATATCCTTTCGCAACTATTAGTTAATTGTAGTATATTCGCCTTCGCCTGCCTTTTCGACTTTTAGCTTTTCGGCTGCATACTGTTCAAGTGATATGCCCCATTTTCCTGCAAGGCGTACATCTTCTTGTGAGAGTTTTACCTTTTTACTTGATGAAGGTGCTGGAGTGTGCGAAGCTCCTGCAACCACTTGAGCAGGTGTTGACGTTTCCTGCGGTACGGGGGTTTCGGTTGCTACTTCTTTGGTAGCTTGTCCAAACTTTTTTGGAAATATTTCTGCCATACGGCGGTCAACTTCCTGATAATATTCGTCATCACTAGGGTCAAACCCGTCTTCTTGAACATCTTTATCAATCTCCAAAGCAACGCTAGT